CTTGGATAACCGTGACGTTAGTTTCTGCGTCTGTGATTCTTAATGTCAGCGTTCCACCTACAGCATCTGCGTCGACATCTTCCTCTGTGATAACCTGTCCGGCGTCTCTAGCATTAGATTTGGTTGGATCATACCAATAAAGATTGGTATTGTAATTGTAGCAGAAGACTCTAGCAGCCATTCGTCTCACCGCATTGACCCCAGTCAATTGATCTCCAGGATTAAGCTCATCATCAGTGTGGATATCGGTCAATTCTTTATCATAACCAACGGTGAAATCAATACGATCTGGCGGATTATCAATCGTTCCATTTGTTGACTGACTATCGTCAACGTTGCCAAAATAAGCCACGACCTGTCCATCTTGAAGATGGTTCTGCAGAAGCTTCCAACGATATGCGCCACGACCTTTTCTTTTGCCTGCTACATCATTAGTTGGTACTGCTGTGCCTGGCGTTCCTTCAGGAGCAAAACCTGATTCTTCCCAGACGTGAGTGTTATCAATAAAGCCGTCAGCCGGTGCCGTGGTTGAAAAACCTGTATCAACAATGCTAACTCTGAAAAAGATTCTGTCAAAAGACATGTTATTCTCCTATAGTGGATTTCCCTTTGTTTTATTTATTAGTTTCCAATCAAACAAGAAGCATCTCTTCAAATCCACCATTAATATCCAGCGAATAGACTATTCTTTTCAATTTATAGTGCTTAATAGCACCCATGCAACCAGCACAAGGTTTCGCAAGACCCCAATCATCTTTCTTACCTTTCACCCTACCAATATAAATTGTGGCTTTTTTCAGATCTTCTGGGTTAATTCCTTTCAATGCTCGATGAATACATTGAGTTTCCGCATGAGAATAGATAGCTTCTTTATGTTTTGCGAACCGTGCACAAAAAGGATGAGTCTTGTCAGAATTAAAACCGATCGAAACCAGTTTATTGCGGATTGTAATTATCGCGCAAAGCTTTGCCTTCTTTTTTATTCCGTTGCCGGGTACATGATCTTTTGCAAGATCAGTAATCATTTTCATGAAATGCCGATCGTGAATCAATCGAGTGTCCATGCTTTTTCTCCATTTTCATTCTTGAACTTACTAAATCATCTTTTGATAGTGATGATAATGATAATGAAAATATTGATTGTCGCATGTTCTTACTTCCGTCCAAATCTATTTTTAAATGACAAATTTTGCTCAGCAAATTGTTCTTTTGTTGAGATTTCTGTTCTAGTTTCTGATAGTGTCTGTATGCCGAAATGCTTCCTTGGATTCCCACAACCACAACACGAACAAGGTGTTCTTCTGCTATGCAATCTTAGAGCAGTTCTAGTCGTCTGCTCTTCATCAAAATTACAAAGCCGGATCCATTTCTTATATTCTGCTTTAATTCGCCTTTGCCGATGATGACGTCTTAATGCTCTTTTCATTTTCTTCTCCTAAAAGTACCGGCACCACCGGCGTGATTAAGTTAGGAGAATACGTTAAATGTTTCATGTTCTTATTTAATCACCATATAGATATGATCACCAAGACGATTTGTCCAGACTGCTCTCTTTGTCCAAGGAACATCATTGAAAATGTCATGTCGAACATAATGAGTAGCACCATTGGTTGGATCGTCAAGGTCGAACCTATCGGCCCAGAAAACCATCAAAGCAACAAATTGGGCTTCAATCCACGCTTGGTCATCTTTCGGAAAATCCGAACGGCCATCATTCGTCCAGCTAAATTGACTTGATTGCCAAATCACATCACAGATGGTTTTGGCGCCTCGATAAGCTTTGGTCAATCTATTCATCGCAACAAAAGCTGTTCCAACCTTATCGATAAGAACAGATCCACGAGATTCGTGATAGACGTTCAACGCCAGGCATGCCAAGTCCTTTCTGACATCTTCCGGTGCCTTCGTTAGGGGACTGATCATATCAGTCTCGGACCATATTCGATCCATTACTGTTTGATCGACGTCGGAACTAGCTATTGCAGGGCATGCTAGCAGAACAAAAACTACTGTCAGAATTTTTCGCAAAGGATCATCCTCTTTTTTAAATACCTTTTATCTTAACATTTTCGAAAGAGAAATGCAAAATTTACGCGAAGCTATGTTCCCGACGGAGTTTGTCGGCCAATTGCTGTGCTTGCAACCACATCACCACGATTCACCAATTTATCTAATGATTCTTTTGTTACTACTGTCTTCATTGAAAATCTCCTTCCTAATTACCCTTACAGTATAACATAGGAAGGAGATAAGTCAAGTGTTTTATCGTAATGAATAAGCTCTTGTGATCGAATCATAAAAATCATCAATAAAACGTTCAAAGATGAAAACCGTATGCTTGATCTTTTCTTTTTTTGGTTTGATTTTTGATTCAATTTCGTTTCGAGTGATCCCGATGTCCTTCAATTCATAATCAGTCATGCTATTTAAGCTATTACGAGCTCTATTTAGTTCATTGTGTGCTTTAATTGGTGACATTATTCTATTAAACAGATTAATTATCATCTGTTTGATTGTTGCAGTTCGATTTGCCTTTGCGGCGATTAAGCTTTTTTCGATTGTGTTCATGTCCTAGTCCTTCTTTCAGTAAAAATAATTGAAACCTACGATTAGCATTTCAACACCTTTCTATGTTGCGGTGCCACATATATTTAACATCTTAAGGACTAAAATTTGTATATTATTTTTACATGTCACCTATGTGATTTTCACATAAGTCTGAATGATTAAACTCGATAAAGAACTTGATCGAATGTACCTAAGTTTGCGACATCAGGATCATAGGCGAATCTAACCCATTGAGCGTTGACATTGAAGTCAAGATTTTGAATGTCTGACTCAGAGACGTAATCGATAAAATCAGTGGCTCCACCGACATTAACGTTAAACCACTCAGAGTTTGCGGCAGGTGCAGTGTTATCCAGTGAGGCTTGAACCCAAAATCGACCAGTGAAATTCGTCAAATAAGCTACTAAGCTATGCAATCCATCATGACGACCTTCTTGTGCGTCTCCTGGATAAGCACTAGAGTAATAAACTCCACTGCTCAAACTCCAGACTGTTGCGTCACTGATTGTTGCGGCTTTAAAGGAAGGCATTGCATTATCCAACAACCAAACTTCTGCGATAGCACTGTAATCGGTGTCACCATAAAGATTGTATTCATCTTGGTTTTCATCGAGGATCGTTACAACCATTCTGTAGGTTCCTGGTCTCCACTCTGCAGTTTCACCTTCTAGCATGGTGAGTTCCCATTGTCCTTTAGCTGCATCTATTTCATCGAGCTCTCTTTGAAGAACCAATTCTTCGGTTTCGTTTGAAACCAAGTAAGCAGTGAAAACTTTTCCGGCGGCGGGAATAACTTTTTTGTCACTGTTCTTTATCGTGACATAGATTCTAGAAGCCACACCTTGATAGATCTTAAATTTTCGTTGTGTCATTGGTAGGTTCTCCAACAGTCCTGCCGTCGAATACAATAGTTCCAAGTTTTGTCTATATGAATAAAAATCAATCTTCATTTGTACCCGTTTTTTCAGCATTAAATAACTTTGTACTTAATATTTATTAGAAAGAAAGAAAGATGACAAACGAATTTAACAAATTACATGATCGATTTCCGTTCCTCTCTTTAGGAGTTTTTAAGACCACCGACTATCATGTCGGTATCGTCTTAAATCAGACCCGACAGTTCATTGGTATGTATCTCTTAGAAGATTTGAAAACTACTGCTGAGAAAAAGCATTTCTTGGAACTTGGTGAAATATGGTGGTGGGAATCAAATCGAATGCTTCCAATCTCTATTTTCCTAAAACAAGAATTCAAACCGTTTAGATATGTTTTAAGGAATTTTGCAAATAAGGATTTCAAAATTCTTCAAGGGCCTGTCACCAGTTTACAGAATGTAGTACAGAAGAGAATCAAACGAAGAACGATAAACCTTGAAGCAAAGAACAGGAAGAAAAGAATCTAAGAGATCATCGCTCTGATCGTCTTTATTTCTTCTTCGTTTCCCTGTTCTTTTGTGGCTTTATAAGCTGGATAATTTTCCTCAAGATTTTTCTCATATTCTTCCAGTGTCATATGAGAGTATTGTGGTTAAGGTAAAAATCGATCCCACCACATTATTCATCGACTGAATATTTATAATTTCTATTGTTATTTCAGAAGACATCACTTTTCGAATTACATCTTTTAATCCATCTTCAGAAAGAGTGTCGATGCTAGCCATTTAATTCTTCCATCAAAAGATTCAGCTGGACGATAATAACCAATGCGTACCCAAAACTATGACTCATTTTAAACTGATACCGTTCTTCGCCAACATCCTTTTGCCAAATTTCTGCACGGATCTTCTCCCAAGATTCACCGATCAAGTGTTTCTTCGCTGGACGAATTATCGCGATAGTCATCGCCAATTCGCTAAGAGAACAAGGTTTCATCTGCTTCACCACTTCATAATGATCATGTAATTGAAACAAGGTCTCAACTACTTCTTTATGATCCAATAGACTCCAATCAGGATCCGTTTTGGTTAGACTACGTAGGTGATCGGGATCTCGGACGGCCTTGTAAACACCGTTATGAAGCAAGTCAACCTTGACGTAACCAAGCTGTTCTGATCTTTTATAGTCGAGTGAGCACCATCCAGTGATATGATCTTTTGGAACCTTCTGGAAATATACTCCTGACTTGTGCTTTTCTATATTGGGTAATCTGTGTATTGACGCCGGTACATGAGGAAGCTTAGAAAGAACCTCTTCTCTGTTTTTTAAATCAATATCTACGTCAGGAATATCACGCATTATTAATCATGATTTGCTGTTGATACCTTTTCAATTTTTCTAGTTCGATTGATAATCGAGAAAACACTGAATGTAAGCGTTCAATTCGTCGACGCATTTCTTGATTTTCTTTTTCGAGTGCATTAACATGTTCAACTGATGGAACGTTAATTGTTTTTCCATCTACGTTGATTGCGACCGTCTTTTTGTTCGGAGATTGAACCTCAACTTTAGGGATAGATTCTGTTTTTTTTCTAGGCTTCTTACGAGAAGTAGAGTACATCGACAAATCTTCTTCTTTAATCTTCTTCTTAATTGCTAAGCCTTCGTTCATATTTCTATCCTCTGTTTACCTTATTTAAGCTGCTTAATGTTATATGCCAGCCTCTCTTAATTCTTTTTTCAAATGCGGTACTTTCGGGTCGGATTTGACTCTCATTCTCCAATATAATGGATTGATAAGTTCTTTAATTGAATCCAATTCTTCTTGATCTAATTTTCCTAGAAGGTTTTCAGTTTGTGAGCACAAAATTACAAACCAAGGTGAAATTCTTCCTGTTCTAAGCCAAAGGCATAATCGATGTCCGGTTAGATTTAAACATACCTCTTGAAGTTCTAGTTCGTGCTCTATAGAATATTCTTGTAAGGTCTCTATAGATCTACTTACCGCAATATCAGAGTCCTCTGTCATTATTTTTTCATGAGCCCATTTGAAATAATGATTCTCGCTTGTCCATTTCCTAAACGGAGCGCCCGAACGCATCAAATAAGAAAAATATTCGTTTATATTCAATGGATTAATAGTCATAAAAAACTTCGCTAGTGTCTCGTATGCTCTATATTGTTTTGATTCAAGAAACACGGTCTGAAGGTCTTTTTTGCTTCTTATTCGATGGAATTTTTTGAATTCTGAGAACAATTCAAAGGCCATCATTCCTATCTGGTCGTGTCGTTGATTCCATCTTCTTTTCGGCTCACATATATGCTTTTCGAATGCTTCTTCTCTTTTGTATTCTTTCTTGCAGAAATCACACTTCATATCAATCTGCCGGCATCCGCATTACTTTGGGAAGATTAAAAGATGTTATTTTTCCCGTCTCATCACATTTTGGACAATCTCTAATAGTTGCGCATGAACCGTTAGGATATGGACCTACCGTTCTTTCTCCTTTACACCTATCACACCTCATTTGGTTTCCTTCTTGTATTGTTTAACCAATTCTTTCTCTTCTTTTTCTGGCATGGCGTAATCAATCAACATCCTTCTAAATTGATCAGGTGTCATATTCTTCTTAATGATCCGAAGTTCAGTTTCATTCACTCCTTGAAAATATTCTTTCAAGACAGCGTCAATCTTTGATTTCACTCCACGAGAAGGTCCTTTGATCCATTTATGTTGTTGTCTCTTACCAACACCACAAGAAGCCATCAAACCCCAGATCAGTTCATCATGATCTTTTAGATCCCAAAGGTTTTTGTTTACTAACTCATTCGTCGTCTGAAGATAGAACGAATGCAGGCCTCCTTGATCTGGTGCTCCACTCATCCATCTCATAATTACGAAAGAAGCAAAAGCCTTCTTTTCATCATCATTTAATTCGGCATAGAAATCGTAGTTTCTATGATCAATATTGTCTAATGTTCTGAATATATCTAATTTAACTGCCATGATGTTAATATAAATTATTCTAGGTTGTTTGTCAATTATCTTTTGATAGACTAAATAAGAATAAGGCTTCGATGCCTTTAGTTATAAACTCTAATAGGAGAAAGACGATGGGACGCCCTTTACATTCAAAATTAGGCGGGAACGTCACAGGAAGTGGAAATCAACTTCGTGTTATGGCACATCTTGATGCTGTAATTGGTCCAGAACCTTGCTGGATTAACAAACAAACGGGATCAACTCGTTTCAATGTCAGTTCAGTAGCTGGTGGTGCAACGCCGACAAGAACCGGTACAATTTATCTTGTTGGCAATGATGAACCAGCTCTAAACGAAGGTTACATCAAAGTTCTACCGGTTGCAATTGACGACGGTGGTGGTGCATTGTTTACCGCCACAATGCTAGTAGTGGGTGCAACAATCGTTGATGGTGGAACCGGATATGCCGGAACCGATACCTTAACTGTTGTTGGTGGAACGGCTGGAACAGCCGCGACATTGACAGTTGATACGGTTAGCACTGGAGTAATTACTGTAATTAGTATAGCTGACGGACAGGATTATACTGTCCTTCCAACTAATCCGGTTTCTGTGACCGGTGGTACTGGAAATGATGACGCAACATTCAATTTGACATACGGCATTGAAAGTGTAGCAGTTGATCAAGGTGGAGATGATTGGAGTACTGCACCAACTCTTCAAGTTATTGGTAACGGTTCATCGGGTGCAGTTTCTGCTACATTAACAAGTGACGTGATCACTTCGGTTGCAGTTGATACTATCGGAACCGGCTACACTAGCATTCCTAGAATTGCTACAGCAGTTTCTGGAACGAGATTTGCTACGAAACTTCACGATAATATTGTGAAGACCACGGATGGAACAATTTACAGTTATCCGGGTGAAGCAGTATTTGATCAAGACTAATATGATTGATGACTAAATTGATCGAAATAAAAGGAGAGGATTAAATCCTCTCCTTTTTTCAAAAGCAGATATTAAATATCTTAAGAGTAAACGATAATAGCTTTCTTTGCTTTTTCTATTTGGGTTGCAAGCTGTAAACGAGCTTCCATCTCTGCGTCTTTGAGGTTGCTGAAAAAAACTTCTTCTCCTTCAACTTTAAAAACTTGACACATTCCCAATGGATGCGGCCGAATATTTTCAGAAAACCTTCGATTTCCAGTCTCTATTGTGATATCATGAAGGCCATAACGGATATTGACCTTTTTCTCCGAAAGGTTAGTCTGGATTACTCTAGCTTCTGGCGCTGTTCTTCGCTCCAAAAGACATTACCCATCTTTTCACGAAACGACATAACGCGCTTCCTAAATTCTTCAACTGAAATTTTCTCGGACACCGTATCTTCCTTTTCTTTATTACTCATAATAATAACACAGAAAAGGAAATTGTCAAGCGAAAAGTTTAAAAAACATCCATAATATCCAGAACATCGTTCATCTTGTCTGAATCATCGACGAAATAAACGCATTCGGGATAGCTAGTTTCTTTTCCGGTTATCATATCTTTCCTGCTAACCCATTCTGACGGGTTCCCTAATGGAACGGCAAGAAGCTGCTTCTTCTGGAGTCTAGGAGTAAACCAACTGGTGACGCTAGTATAGCTATTTGAAATCTGTACAGGCTGAAATTTTGGAACATAGCTCTTGAACGGATTGAGAACATATGCTTCATAATCAAAGTTTGGTAATTCTTCGATGTCGACTAGTTCCAATTCACCCTGAATAGCATCACCTGTCAAAATCCTCCAGTTCATCGGTACTTCGAGTTGATACTTTCCAATCGAAAGTTGAACAGCAGGATATTCATATTCGTTGAACATCGTCAGGTTAACAAAATAATAGTCAATATCATCCGGATTGGATGCATCCAAAATTGCACATTTCTGCTTACTTATCCCGTCAACTATTTGAGTGATATCAAAAACGGTATTTTCTGGTGTTAAAATTCGGATAGTGATCTCCTCTAACTAAACACAAATAATAACGATAATAACAAAGAAGAGTGTCAATGTCAATAAATCAATAGACTTCTTTGACTTCGTCACAGCATTTCAATTTCTTTGCTTGTTTAGCTGACAACCAGACATCGTGTGCAGGTAACAGATACTCTCTGATTTTCTTTTCTGTCATCCCATCGATGCATTTCATATAATGCTTTAAGATACGCTCACTTGTCAGTTCAAAACCTTTCTGTGAAGCGTAAAGGTCATGTTCTTTCCCACTGCTTCCAGCAGAATATTGATGAGACAAAATACTGGTATTCGGCGTTAGGATCCGATGTCCTTTCTCACCAGCGATGAATGCAATAAAACCACAGCTAGCAATTTGACCTATAGCGACTGTTCGGATGGGGATTGCGCTTCCTTTCATTGTGTCTACCAATGCAAAGCAAGTCGATACCAATCCACCTGGAGAACAAATCACTAAAGTTAGAAATTCTTTACGATCTGTTTTTCGAAGATTTTCAGTTATGATCCATCTGATTGCTTTCTCACAAGATTGATAATTGAAATTATCCATAAAAAGATAATATCCATTATCTCGAATTGGATCGAAATCAGTCTCAGTTGATGGATTATTGCTGGTCATTTTTTCTCCTTTGGACTTTACTTGATTCTTTGATTGTCTATTAGGTTTGGGAGTTCCATCCAATGTGTTGGATTTCTGAGTAATCGTCCTCCGACCCATTTGTTTATTCTTCTATTATATGATCCTAACCCAATCCAAGCAACGTGTTTTTCTGATCTGTCAGAACTCATCCATGTTATAGGATTAAAAATTGATTTTTCTTGAATTGAAAGCACAATGACTTTTCTATTAGAATTAGGTATTTCTGATATTGGATATAGATCATTAAACATAAAAATATTTACTGATTTTATGAAATTCTAAGCATGAAGCCTCCAATCAGCAATCTTATAAACCGTGTGTTTTTGGATTTTTTCACGATAATATTTACAGCGTTCATTCTTGTGCCTGTTCGAGTATTTGGTTGATGAGCAGATATCAAACACCTGAACGTCTTCCTTATCAGATCCTTTTCTAAGTCCACGACCAAGAGACTGTATCACTCTCGTGAAGGCTCGTCCCGATTCAATCATCACTAAATTATGAATCCGCTGAATATCAATGCCTGTAGAGGCAACACCATATGTAGCAACAGTGACAGTATGATTTCCGGCCTGTACTTCAGCATATCGATCTTGACGATCTTTACTTTTCATTGCACCTCGGACGAACTCTGCGTCTAATCCTAGCGCTTTAAGTTCTTCGGTTAGCGCTTTTCCGGGATCAACCCTATCGATGAGTATCAAGGTGTTTCCGGTTGTTTCTGTTATCTCTTTCGTGAATTTTGCTATGTAGCTTATTCTCTCTTCATCTTTGAGGATAGCGTCTAGCTCTGCATGATAATCGATGAACTCTCTCTTGTCTACCAGCTGCATGATGGTGATTTCAGAATCAGCTAAGAATCCTTTGTCTTGTAGTTCTTTGGTTTCCACTTGCAAGACACAGGGACCGATAGCCAATTCCAGCTGGATAGCTTCAATCTTTTCCTTAGGGATCGTGCCAGTTAGCCCCCAACGAATAGGAATATTTTTGAATTGATTGGTGAACAGATCCTTCAACACTGCTCCTGACATGGTGTGCGCTTCGTCGGAAATGATCGCCTGCTGACCCTCTAGGACTTCTTCTATTTCTTTCGGTGTTAGCTGATCCATTCCTCTTGGTTTCTTATAGAAAGCATTGATGGATTGCCATGTACAGATGGTAGCTTGCTTGTTCAACTCTTTCGTCTTCCCATAGAACAGCCCAGTTTCGATGCCCATATCCGTGAAAACCTTTGCAGTCTGAGTGACGAGGTCAGTTCGAGGTACCACAATTAGCATTCTACCGTAGTTCTTGACCTTTTTTGCTAACGCGGCGGCGATTGCTGTATTATGGTGAATTATGCCGGAACTGTCCACATATAGATGAGGAGAAGGCAATGAAACATCAAAGTATTTTTGATTGGGCAATGTCTCAATTTTTCTAACCTTCTTAAAACCTCGAACGGTGTCGATTTTCTGACCACTGCACAAATCTCTAGCATTTATCTCTTTTCTATTTGAAAACAAAATATGACCAGACGAACATTCAATGTTTGAATTATCTTCAAAAAATATCTTAATTCCATCTGTGGATTTCATAATTAGATGCAATATCGGCTCATATGACTCAATTGATCTAATATATATTCCACTTGATTTGATATCTTTTTCAATGTTTTCTTGAAATTTAGATTTAGAAAATTCTTCATAATACGAAAATAAATCCCCAATCTTAAGAGTGCAGCTTTTCAAAAAGTTCTCCTTCAATATTTCCATTACTTTCTCCTGAACCGGTTATTCCTTCTATTTTATTCATAAGAAACTTACCAAATTCAGTATTTTCATCAATTAATATGTCGATATTAGTATTGTATCCTAGACATTTCCCTGCTCCGGTAGCTGCTTCGACTATTGCGTGTTGATTTTCAAGAAGAGCGTTGACTATTCTTACTTGATGTTCTTCCAAGACGACAGCTTCACCTTCGAGCCGGTGACCCTCGGGCCAATTGACGTCGTTCAAATAATTTTCATCGATTGGTTTGAAGCCTACTTCGAACTCAGCACGATGATCTTCGATTTCGATGTTATAGAGTCGCTCCTCAATGATTGGAAGGACGCGGTCAAGAAGATTGATAAATGTTTCACCGTTTACCGCATTGAAAAAAGCTTTACGTCCATCCCATCTTCCCATCTTCACTGCATAGGTATGGCGGGCTTTGGGATCGTAAAACTTTAGAGCAGCTGAACAAAGACGCCGTGTTTCAGCGTCTAATCCTTTGAATGTAGCGTTTACTTCGTCTTTTAAAATTAACGTGCAGCTGCGCATTTTTCTCCTTTGGAAATTAGACAGTACAATATTA